CCTGGAGCTGGGATTGCATTACTCTTTATCTTTAATCGGACCTCCGATCACCCAAGCATCGCAGGTTCTAGCAGCGGCGCACTTGAACTTTAAAAACCGGCAGTATCCTAGCTCCCCGGCATCAATCACATCGTAAGGATCTTCAGAACCCATGTCCGATCCGATACCCTTGGCGATACAGTCTAAAGTCTTGGCCGTGATATCGAAAGCAGCACAAGTACCGCACACCATATTCTTAAGCTCTTCAGCCGTATCGACCTGCCACATATCCATCTTCTTCTTCCAGAACTTTTCGTTCTTCTGGGAAGGGTCAGCGGGGCCGTATCCGTATTCGTCAATGGCTTTCTGTCTGTTCTCAAGATTGAGATCGATGTCCTGGGTTGCCGGGGGACATTTAACTTCGGCTTCGTTAATCAGCTGAATTAGTTTCATCTTTCTTGACTAAATCGTTATAATGCTCCATGTTAAGTACCTGACCTTCGGCAGATAACCTGATGGCGTTGTCGGCTAAAAAATGAAGATCGGCATCAGCCTGTGCATCCTCTCTTGCAAACTCTAGGAGTCGGATAAAGAGCGGTACATCTAGATGAACTACGTCTTCTGGGTTTGTTTCCTCTAGAAGGATGCTAACTAATTTCATTTCTTTTCTTTTTTAAGTATCTCTTTTCCAGCCTTGACAGCATCTTTGTAAGCCTTAGAGTTAGGGTGGGATGGTTTCTCACCCCTCGCTCTTTGTGCTCTAATATTAGCCCACAGTCCAGGTCTCTCCTTCATTACTTCAAGGAGTAGATCACGCATGAAAGCGCGGACTGCTGCTTTATTTACCTTGGCCACGGTACTTTTTGGTGTAGTTCTTGCTAGTTTTTAGAACTGAAGTCTTAGTCTTAGAATGTACCCCCGGTCTGCTGACCTTCGGCCTGTCCTGGAATGTTGAGACCGCTTGAGACTTGATCTTAGCCATTACTTGACTTTGACTACGTCTGCTTTAAGGACTTTAACTCTTTTTCCGTCGATGATTGCAACGGCCTTCTTTCCTAGGTTAGAGACGTATTTCTCAATCTTTTTTCCCTGGTAGTATTCTCCTGGAGCTAATGTCTCAGCTTTCTTCTCTGCTTTAGGAGCAGGGGTTGCTACTGGTGCTTCGATAACTACTGGCTCTTCAACTACTGCTACTTCTTCAACTACCAGAGTCTCTTCTGGAGTTACTTCAGCTACTACTTCGTCGATAATCTCGTTATCAGTTTGCTTTTTCTTTGCCATGTTTAAAAATTTTTATAAGTAAATGACCGGAACCTTTAATGACACGATGCCAATCGTGCCTTTGTATAAATAGCTTATCTCCCGGCCAGAGCAGGATCGGGAGTTGATCGTCAAATTGTATGTGCCATTCATAACCGCATTCCAGTATATGAATCTCGCGATCCTCATCGTCTCTATGCCAGTACAGCTCTTGAATATCGATATCGCTATCAAACTTTCGAATGACGTAATGTTCGCCATTCTCATCGATTCCGCTTTCTAGATCGATGTACGGACGATCACCAGAATCCTCCAAAGCTTGATTTGAGTCCGATAAGCTTGGCGTACCTTGGTAGTCTGCAAGACCAGTACCCGGGCTTGGTTTTGTCGTTTTTAGTAGCGCAGTTATGACGGCTGGCGAAGTTCCGGCGTGCTTCAGGATTGTTGATCTTGGCAGTCAGTCCTGTAGTACCTCCGAAGTTGACTTTGATGATCTTTCCTGTCTTAGGGTTACGAGTATAAACGTAGAATTTCTTAGGTCCTCCTCTTTTGGGTTTGTTTAGAGCTACTTCTGATCCACGGTACTTAGCCTCTGCTAGAGCCTCGCTTGTGATATCAACTACCCAGATGTCCGGGTCTGTATCCTTGCCTGAAGAAATGAGGCTATGTAGGATATCTTCTCCTACTACGATTTCGTATTTTACTTGACCGGCTTCCTGGTACTTAAGCACTACTGGCATCTGGATTTGATCGTCGTCTGAAAAAGTAACTGTTTCTTCTCCTGATAGATCAGCCATCACTGGATCGATGTCTGTGTATTTGGCTGTATATCCAAATCCTCCGGCTGCTTTTGAGATGTCGGAAAGCTTCTTCCACTGCTCCTCACCCATCTTCTGGATCTGAGGATTGGTAGAGGCTTGCTGCCAGGTTGCTTCTGCATCCGGAATTATAAAGCTAATTTCTCCAATCATTGGGAAATCTAAAGGTACTTGCTTGCCTTCAAACTCTGCGTACTCTCCTACCTCGGTTTCAAATAGAAGTTCCATATCTTCTAGGCAGAGGCACCGTAGTAGACCTTCATTCATAAGAAGACGTGCCTGACGGATGGTAGTAAAGTATTGTTCTGATCCTGGACGGTAGATGTTCTCGTATAAGGGAGTACCGGTCTGCAAATGGTAGCGAAGACCTTCTGTTAATACCGCAGTAACTTTTGACTCAGTTAAAAGCATTGGAGTTTCTTTATAAATAGTTACTCCAGGTGCTTCTTAAGGTGCTGTAGGTACTCGTTGACGTTCTTCGTAATTTCGGCTTTCTGCTTGGCAGAATTATTATTCCAATCTTCTATCGTTCCGTCTTCGGTTACAAAAGTCATAGATTCGTTAATCTGCTCTTGAACCCATTGCTCAAGTCCTTGTGCCCAGGCCTGCATGTTGCCCTGCATCATCTGCTTTTCATACTCCTTGTAGAGGCCGGCTCTACGTAGACCGGCTTCCATATCAACGGTACAGTCAAAGCAGAAGCCATGGATTTTGTACATCTTCTTGGCTAGGTGATGATTCATTGAACCACCGCAGGAAGGACAAGTTAACGGTATTTGAGTTAGCTTTTTAGCAGCATCTAACTTGGTAACATTTTGTTTAAGACCGTTTTTAATGGTCCATGCTCTACCATCTTCTTCCCAGACGTCACCTTCGCTATGCTTTTCTTTCGCTTTCTCGTACCCGGAACCAACCATGGTACGGGATGTAAAGTTTTTAGAAATAATGTTTCGGGCCCGATTTACAGCCCTTTCATCAAATTCTTTCTTCAGATGGCTTGACATAACCTAACTTTTCTAATCTTATAATAACGTTGGATGGGTCTCCGTTTTCTGGATGGTAGATTCCTACACCTCCTGCATCTATCCATCTCTGAATGGTATCTTCCCTATCGTCGATTAGGATATCATCGGGTCCTGTACACTCTAGATGCTTTTCTTTAGCCGGACGGAAGATGATCGGAGGAATAGGTTCTAATTCCCTATTTGCCCATTCTACCTTACCGTCTCTTGAAGACTGTTCTTCAGAGGGGGCAGTTAAGAGAGTTGGGTTAAAATCTCTAATGTGTTCCCATAGCTGTAGGCCGTGCGGGGTCCATTCCATTCCTTCCCAAAAGATCTGACCGATAGGTGCAATGACGCTCCAGAAGCCTCCGTCACCTTTTTTCTCCTTGTACTCGTTTGGATGCATACCGAAGTAATGGTCAAAGCGGCCTACAAAATCCGTAAGCACGCCATCCATATCACAGAATAGTTTGCCTTTTGGTTTTGGATTTTGCTCCTCTTCAGTAAGTAGTAAGTCAGCTAACTTGCCCATTTTATTTTAAGTTTGGAATACCTCCGATTTGGGGAATTCTGCTCTTCCAAAGATCGTAAATTTTTTGCTTATTTGCAACTGTTATAATTTCACCCTGTACTAGGTCTTCTAGGTACTGGTCAACGGTTGACTGGAAGTCTTTCTTCTCGTACTTTGACTTTGTATGCAAGCCCTGGATGTTAGCATCTACTTCTTTAGGAAGCATGTAATACTTGTACCATATCTCCGGGTTCTGACGAATAGCTCTTCTTCTAGCTTCGTCCTTTCTCATCCACTTATCCGGGCGAACTTCTACCCCGGATTGGGTTAGGTGTTCGGTTTCGTGACGAATAAGATCGGTTAAGATTGGTTGGATTTGTTGAAGCATATTAGTCCCGTCAGCCGGATTAAAAGCTAGTATGATATCGATTTCTCCTTCATCGGAACCGGCTTCACCGTCGATGTGGAATTTGCCCGGTGCTACTTGGTCGGTTTGAGCAAATTTTAAACTTACCCCTACATTTACCGGCTTGCCGTCTTCTGTCTTAGTTCCTTTCTCGCTTTTGCTTGTAAACTCTCCCAGGTATGCTGATTGATATTCGTTGTAAAGCATAGCTCCTAAAGGAGACATTCCGTATTTTTCAGCAAACTCTAAATCCTTTTTAGTAGGCTCTCTTTTGGTCTTAACGTTATATCCTTTTAGCTTTTTACCACTAATTAAGACATTAAGAGCATCGTTAACAGCTCTTCTAACGTCAGCAACGATTGAACGGTATTTGGTACCTTCTTCCAGGCTATCTTCCTTCTTAATCGAATCTTCGTACTCTCTCATGAGCATGCTACCAAGGAAATGAGCTTCCTTTTCAATATCATTTAATGTAGAATCTTCCTGGGTGTTGGTAGTAGTAAAAGCTGGTAGACGATCTTCTAGGTTCTGCATGTGATGAATCATCTCATGGCAGAATGAACGCAGTACATCTTTAGGGTGACGTCCTGTTACATACAGCACGACTTCTTTCTTAGTAGGATCGTAGTAAGCAGTCCTACCAAAAACGTTAGCAGCGTTTTCTTCATCTTCTCTAGTTTTGATCTCCGGCAGCGGTAATACCGTCATACCCTTCTTAATCATATGCTCTAGAATACCAGCGATATAAGGTACGTAGTTGATAGCTGCTGCAGTATCCTGGTATTCGTCGATAGGTTTCTGCTCGGGAGTGTAGTCAGCTGGTCCCATCGGTAGAGCTTTGTTGTAGTACATCGGGGTAATAACGATCGATTGACCGTTAAAGTCTACGATCACATCGTCCGGGGCAAGCTTCTGGAAGTATGCGGTAAGGTTTTGCATTTTCTGACGAATCTCAGAAGGTACTACGGCAATCGGTGCCATGGGAGTTCCCATGGTTACTTCAGAAGTTTCTTCTTCTTTCTTTTCTGCTTTTTCTTTTGTACCTTCTCCTAGGAAGCTGTTGAATACATCGTCGATGGCTTCTGCCATTTTGTACTCTGGGGTTGCTTTTAGGATTCCTAGTACTGTTTTTTTATCGTCTGCTGAAAGTTCTTCAGGCATCCATTGACCTGCTTTTAGGTAGTCCATATCTGTTCTAATTGTAGTAGCAGATAGCTTTTCTTCGTTGATCGTTGACACAATTTTTAATTTTGCTCTATCGTAGAGATTATCCTTATTGAGCTGTAGAGCTTTAAACTTAGCTAGATCTGCCGGGTCAGTAGAGGAACCTACTAAGTAGTCTTGTTTTTTGTTAGCTTCGATTTCCTGGTAGATTGAAAGGATAGGGGTGACCGGTGCTATTTCAATTTCAGTGGGCACACCTAAATACTTGGCATAGATCCCCCAGATATCTTTTGACTGCTGAGCTGTAATTATTTCTCCTTTTCTGATTGTACCACCGATGTAGATCTTAATTGAATCTACGTCCTTGGCTAGCTCTTTAGCGATGTGGAAGTGACCGCGGTGAGGGGGTTTGAATCCACCTCCGTAAAGTCCGATGGTGCTTTCTTCTCCTTCTGTTAGAGTTTGAGCAACTTGTGACAAAGCCTTCTCTTTATTATCTCCTTTAGGAGTACCTACTTCACCGGATTTAACCGATACCATCGAGCGGAAGATTCCTGCTACGCGGTTCTTACTTCTAGGATTGGTAAGCGATCTTGTTATCTGGTCTAAAAGCTTTTCAAAGGGCTGATTAAGATCAAAATCCTTTAATAGGTTCTGTACGTCAGACCAGTTATTTGATTTCCAGATTTCCTCTCTAGCTACTTCTTTAAAGTTGTCTAGGGTTACTTTTCTGAGAGTTAGATTTACGCTAGAAAGGTTAAATTCGTATTCCTGATTTGCTTCTAAGGGGGGTAGATTTTTAATTCCCATACGGGCGAATACTTCGGCCGGCTTCTGCTCTACTAATGCAGTCTTAACTAGTCCTAAGATTAGACCCTGCACTTCGGCAGGTAGGTCTAAAAACGAGTTCTTAAACTGGTGTTCGGTTTCAGAAAGAGAAACCATAACATCAACTTGAATAGTTTCGCCCGGTGCTCCTTTGATTGGGTAGAGTACCGAGATAATCTCTCCGGAGTTATAAAATTTCTTACCTTTATACCGATCGCTTTGGAAGGGCATAATTAGAGAGTCTGGCATCTTAGATACCGTGTCGATGATTGCTTGCTTGGCAAGCTTCTTATCACCGTATTCAAAGGTACTAATAACGTCTAAGTCTCCGAAGTCGGCTTTAGTGCCAGCTTTAACGCTTCCAGATAGACTTGCAGCTTTGTAACCAGGGATTTTCTTGAGAACTTTATTCTCAAAATCATTAAACGTATCTTGGACGTCTTGCTTTTTAATTCTATTTCCTCCGGCTACACCGCTCATTGTACTTTATATTTTACTAAATTAGAATCGTCTGGAAGGAACTTACCTTTGAGCTGCAGTCTCTCCTGATTTGCAATCCAGTAGTCCTGTAAATCTTCCGGAATGTCGGCTCTAGTGCTGTCAAGAATCTTGAGGTAGATATCGTAGACCTTATTTAGATCCTGCTCACTTAGATTGTTTTTGAGAGCCTCCATAACACTGAAGTAGTTCTCTAGAATCTCGGAAGTAAAGTCTGCTTTGTAGAGCTTGTTTAAAAGCTCGATAGCTTCAGTTGGAGATTTAGCTTCTATTTCCTGGGTGTCTCTATTCTTAACTCCGTAGTTGTGAGAGAAGATATATCCTTTATTTGCAAATAGGGCAACCAGTAACTGGGTACGGTGCAATCCTTTCACATTTCCAGAATAAACGCTAGAGTAGTAAGCAAATTTAAGCCAGTCAACATCCCCGACATTTATATCGATTTGAACGTTGCTATCTAGCTGCTCTCCTGCTTCGTTGTATTGAGGAGCTTGCAGGAATAATGCACCCGAAGCTGAACCTTTTACGTCGACAGCAAGGTCGGTATCAGCATCTTGGATCTTTTCAGCAATAGCAACAATCACAGCTCTTTTCATAAGCTGCTCTTCCGAGGCTGTTCTTGATCTCTTTTTGAAGAGTTCGAAAAGCTCCTGGACGTGCTGCTGATCTAGACCCCAGTCCTGAATCTTATCAAAGCTTTTATCGGAAATCGCTAAATCGATATCTCCAGAAACCTCCTTCTTACCTACAGATCCTAGGGTCTGCATTTGACGGAAGTGAGGTTCTGCTTGAGGAAATAATCTCTTGAATTCTTTTAAAAAGTTTAAGAGGGTAGGCTTGATGTCCTCCCTCTTAATCTTGTCTGTGGTTCCGAATACGTTTCCTCCCATTTTGTGCTATTTATCACCCTAAAGATAGGCTCTTTATAAATAGCTTACAACTTTACCGATAGAGGATATGTCTGAAAGGATGGTTCGTCAGCAGGATGCTCTAAAAGGTATAATTTGTAAATGAGTTGAAACAGTTCGAAGTTTTCATCGATGTTATCAACTACTTTAAGCTCCCAGCCCTTACCTTGGAATGCTCCGTCTTTGCTAGAGGTAGTTCTCTTGGTTGATTTTAGCCAGATGATACCTGTCCGGTCGATTTTCTGACCGTACATCTCCTCCCAGGCCTTGGCATAGGCCGACAGCTGTAACTCGTGAGACTTATGCAAAGAGTTAGAGGTCTTGATATCTAACAGCCAAACCTCATCACCGATCTTAGCGATGATGTCAGCAGTACCGGCGTACTTATGGACGTCCGAGAAGGTAAACTCTTCTGTAGCGATGACTTCAGGAGCCATAGCCTTCCAAGCTTCAACGAACTTATTGATCATCTGCCATACCAGCAGCGAGTACTTAGCCTTGCCGTAGTCATCCATCCATTGGACTTCCCCGCCTTTGATCAGCTCTTCGGCTGCGTTGTGGACTGCCGTCCCCTCTTCACCTGCCCTTCTCATAATGAGATCGGCGTTATGACCTACGTCCTTAATCCACTGCTCAAAGAACTTATTCTTAGGCATGTACTGCAGGATCGTAGTAACGGAGGGGTAATAAAGGCCTTCGCTTCTTTTATAAACCCGGCGGTCCGGTAAAGTGATCTGCTTTAGCTCTCCGTCGAACTTAATGCGTTTTTGCTTATGCTCTAAAAGAAAATTGGAACCTGGATAAATCATACGAATGCTAATTTGTATCTTAGGAGGTCGCTGAAGGTTAGCTCCTGGGATTGTTGGATATGGTGGGTGAAATTAGTAAAACCCATTTCGGAAGGATCTTTATCGACCATGTCAACAAGGAACACTCTTTTACCCATAGCAAGGAATTGCTCAGAGTATCGTAGCGCACTTTTTAAAGCATCTTTATCCAACGCTATATAAATGTCTTGAACCTTGTTAGACACTAATTTCATTAATAAACTCTTAGATAAAGATTTACCTAAGATTGGAACGGCATTACGTTTAACAGCCATGGCATCGAAGACTCCTTCAACCAAGATGACGGGCTGGTCCCAGTTAATCATATTTTCAAACCCTACTATATCCTTGGATGCAGAAGGATTCTTATATTTAAAATAACTATTTTCAAATGTTCTACCAACAAAGAAGTTTAGCTGATTATTATCATCGTATGAAGGTACGATAATTCTACCGGCATATTCTCCTGTTGTGCAGTAGCCTATGTTATACTTAATAAAATCGTTCTCTGTCAAACCTCTCCTGTAGAGGTAGTTTCTGATCTTATTTGCAATTACTGAGGTCTGAGAGGCAGTAGCTAGTGCTTGAAATTCTTTAGGAAGTTCTACAAACGTTACCTCGTAGTCAGCTGTCTCTCCTTTTCTAACGTACTTAAGCACTTCATTAGCTTCCTCTCTTGAAAGCTTCATCTGTCTTAGAAGCGATTTAATGGTACGACCTCGGGTATTGCACACCCAGCACTCCCATGGATTTTCCCCCTTCTCGTTGGTCGAGAGTTTAACCTCTAGCTTAGGTTTGCGATGATTACAAAACGGACAGCTAAAAGCATAGTTATCCCGAGCTCTCTTATGAGACTTTCCGAGTACGTTTTCAACTGCGTTTAATAAAACAGGGTTCTCCATTAGGAGGTATTAACTAGTTATAACCTTAATATAAGAACGAAACCGTTCCGAACCAACTTAATAGTCGATTAATTTTATCTGACCGTCGGCGGTTGCCATTACGTTGTTATCATCTCCGTACATATCAACATCTTCAGGGTCGACTCCGGCTTGAATCATTTCCTGTCTTGCACCGATAAAGACCTTCTGTAGGTACGGGGATAGATTTGAAAGTATGCTCTTATCTCCTTCCATAAAGAACTCATCTAATATACGAACGTTCTTTTTAATTTCCTGAGAGTATTCTTGCGGTAGTGGTTCTAAGTTCTCAACCTGGTACCAGCCTCCTTTTTCCATCTCCACTGCCTTGCCAACGTTTGCCAGGTATTTAAAGCTCTTACCTTGAGCCTTGAGCATAGCCTGCATTTCGATGTCATCCTGAGTAATTTTTACTAGGTAGCCTTCTTTAGGTTCGTATCCGAATTCCGGCACAGGATTGGGTGCATTATAAACAACCCCATGAGATCCTCCCCCTACATAGGTAACTCCGGCTTTCTTAAAAGCATCTTTGATTTTAGAGTAAGTGCTCTCAGTAAGAAGGGCTTGTATTAGTTTCATAGAAAATCTTTCCTGTAGAATTTACCTAGGATGTTATCATTGTAGTATAAAGGATTATTCTCAATAGCATCGTATTTAAATAAATATTTACACTCAAAGTAAGTAAGCATCTTTTTGGAAGATACAAACTCTAGGATTTCTTTCTGGAATTCTTCTTTAGGGTAGGTTCTAGTTAGGGTTAGAAACTCTTTATTTGATCCATAGTAACTATCCCAATCACTTTCTTTGGTAACGAGCTTGGTAGTTGGCTTGCGGCCAGGACCAGTCTGTTCGGCAATCTCTTTTTTAGTAAGTTTTACCTTGCGGGTAAAGTATACGACTTTTTTGCCGAGGTATTTTTTGTTGGTAGGGGTGTGAGTAATCTGATAGATAAATCCGTAAGTGCCTTCCGGCATGTCAGAAATCTCAGTGATACCCCTACCCTTATAAGTCCAGGTAGGTTCAGTCATAGTTTTAAATGTCTAATGTAATGACGAAAGTCATATCGTTATACCTTGACTTAGGTATAGGTTGACCTAACTTTCCTACTGCTATAAGTTCGTTAGAATCATTGTATAATCCAACTGTTGTTACATAAGGTTGGAAATAACTTCCGGTAGCAAAGTCATAAATGTCTCCGTTGCTTCCTGATTTAATTGAAGGATTCTGAGAGTAATTAAAGTCCTGTTCTCTTACTCTGCATTTGTAGTTATGGGTATATACTTCGTAGGTAGATTGCCAATGCATACTGTAGCTCGGTAGAGACTGTATCGAAGAGATTGAGGCTGAATCGGTTAGTATTGCAAGACCGTGAGGGTAGATTATATCTCCAATTTTTGCAACACTACCGCTTACTAGTAGTTTACCTTCTCCGTCATCGTATATAATAAAGCTTCCTGAGGTTGATCCTACTACATAGCCAGGACTAACGTAACCTCCTGAAACGTAAGCAGAGATTGCTGCTTCAGTTCCTAGTGAAAAGGTACCGGGTTTGATTGCAGACCCTACAATGTTACGAGGAATACTAACAACTAGTAGATCGTTAGAAATAGCTCGAGACATACTAGGCTGTATATCAGTTTGTTTGTAGTCTTCAAAAGAGCTACTAGTTTCTGCTCCTGTAAAAACACCGGAGTAATATAGATGTTTTAGGGACCTGTGTATTAGGGTGTTGTATTCCGAGTTAGATTGACCGCTAGTATCTGATAAAATCGGGCTAAAGATACCCGTATATGATCCTGTAGCTTCAGCTGTAAAAGTTTCGATGCTGTAGTCTTGCAGACTAGCGCTACTAATAGACCAGCTCTTATACGCGGTATAAGGAGTTACGAATGCATCCTGTTTGTTTAGCTTTATAAATGCACTCATTCATTTAGAAATCAAGCTTGATTCTGATAAGAGCTTCTTTAGTAAAGTCTTTTAGTAGAGGTCTTGATAGTTTAGCTACTGCTACAAGCTCGTTATTATCATTATACATACCTACTGTTGTGATGTAGCTCTGCGGAGTATCTAACATACTGCTAATTCTAAGATCCCCGGATCCTGTAATGTAAGAAGGGTTAGTAGAGTAGTTGAACTCGCTGTTTCTTACTCTAGCAAAAACAAACTGAGAAGTTACTGTTTCTTTGTAATTAAGTTGGAATGAGCTACCTGAGTTAATTAGTTGGAAAAGCTTTCCAGGATTACCTGCATTTGTAGTTCCTCTAGTAGTACCAAGTGCTACGCCTTCCGCAGTACCGCTGATATCAAGTGCTGCTCCGTTTAGTAGGATCACTCCGACGTCTGGAAGGAATAGTCCGTAAGATCCTGAAGTACCTGTATATCCATTTGCATTAACTCCGGTGTAGGGAGTGCCGTTAGATCCACTGACCACTTGGTAGACTCTACCTGCATCATTGTAACTTACTGTAGTAACTGCCGCGCTATTGTCTGTTAGCTTTAAAGTTTTATTGCTCGTATTCTTTAAAGTTAAATTAAAAGAAGCTGGCAGTAGAGATTCTTTGAATCTGTCTCTATCAATAGCAATAGCGTAAAAATATTCTTGATTTACTCCACCAAAGCTAAATGAGGTTTCTTCGTCTCCTAACACTAATGTTCTATACTGTCCGTAGATTGTAGAAGAAGGTGATTTACCTACAACAGAAGGGTTATAAGGAGCAGATCCTGAACCGTCTAAATCGCCGTAAGCAATTGAAAACTGTACTGCTGCGTTTTCTAAAGTTGAACCTGTCTGGTATACATCGTAGTAAAACTTACCTGACTCTAGATTAGGTTGAGTAGAGGATGTAAAGAGAGTTGAAAGTATGGGATCTCCTGTTGACCAAACCGGGGCTGATACAGCTTCGGAAGCGATTACTAAGTCTTCGGCGTCAAATCTTTTAAATGACATATGCTATTAATTTACTTTTGTAATTGTTACAGGAATGGTCACTCTAGCTCCTGAATCTCTGCCGATAATGGTTAGAGTGGTTTGTAGCTGGGTATTGGTTCCAAATAGAGTGTTTACGTTTGTAGCTGTGATGTTCAGGCTAGTTCCAATTACAGTCTTAGATACATTTGTTCCAAGAGTTGTAGTGTTATTTAGTCTATTTGCTTCTTCTGTGTTGATTCCTACTCCTTGGAATGCAGAAGCAACTCTTGCATCAGCAATTGTAAACGTATATCCGCTTGTTTCAAAAGTCTGATTGTTACCGAGGTAGTTAAGGGTCTGAGGGGTGATAGCCTCTGATTGACCTTGCTTTAATGTTACTACAGACTTGGTAGCTAGGATTGGAAGACGAGCTGTACCTCTAGGAAGAGTAGTAAGCTTGTACTTCATAATTTGAGTCTCGTCTGGGAATGCTTCAAGTAGCGGCATAGCTTCAATAGCTTCTCCATAGTAGGCAGAGCCTGAAGGGTGAGAAGTATTGTAAAGTGTGTAGTCGATTTCATCGTCAGATAGAGCGAATTGAGTGATGCGGAAAGATCCGTCGCCTCTTGCTAGAAGCTCTCTACCTTTTTTGGTAAGGATCGCATCAACTGTTACTACTGAGTTATTTAAATATCCCATTTCTTGTTAGATTTTAATTATAAATAGAGCCTAAGGGAGGTTTTAGATTACTGTATTAATGTGAAGGCTTTGTCCGCATAACTTTCAAAGTTTGCTTGAAGATCCTGGGAGATGTATTGCGGGGTAATAGTTCCAAACTCATCGACTGTTTTTGGGTTTGAAGTATATAGGAGTACTTTTGTTGGGTCATCTACGTACCTTCTAATTAAGATGTTAGAAAGTAAAGTGCCGCGTGGAACAGGGGGAGCTACTTTTATTACCATTCCTTTATCTGGTCTAGCTGCAAATAAATGACTATTGTTTATTCGACTGTCCCCTTTCTCCCAGATGTCAATAACTGTATAAACTTTATTCTCGTTACCTTCTGCTCTTAATTCATCTCCTAGTTGAATTGTAAACGGAGTTATAAATTCTTTGAACCCTAAGCTTTCATGGTTGTCAGAGGTTTGAAAAGCTCCGAAATTTTCAGTGAGACTGGAAGATACCCATATGTAGGGATTGAAGGCAGCGCTTGTAATACTAGTACCTACACTAGAGGTAGGGTGGTATTCAGACGGAGCAAAAGGTACAACAGCTTGACTAGTTGGAAAAATAACCGATCCTTGTGGTTTAACTTCCTGATCTACTGCAAAGTTTGATTTAAGTTTTCTGTAATCTGGGGGTGTTTGAAATTTAGGTCCGTGTACAACAGTAGTGATAGCGGGACCGAAAGATCCAAACGCACTATAATTTGTTCCTCTGTATATATTCTCTCTAGCCTTTATTGCAGGCCACCCTCCTGCTTTGTATACATCAATATAGTCTAGAAGGTACACATCGTCGTTCCCGGTTGTATTATTTACAACTTTTACTCTTATTTTTTGAGTAGTTAAGCTTGAACCGAAAGGTATAAACCCAGTAGACATAGTAGCTTTTACGTACACGTAAACTACGCCGGCGGTTCCAGATTCTACGTGTCCTACGATATCAATACCATCAGGCTGTTCGTGTTTGACTCCAGACCTATTCCAGGTTGGTTTAATAGTTTTAGTATCTAGAGTCGTCCAAGTACTTCCGTCGTAGTATTCTAACACTACGTCTACAGAAATACTGTCTGACCATTTTGAGCCATCTCTATCGAATTCAAGATATACATCAGTATCGTACTTTATACTTGTGTTAGCTTGTATAGATGGGAGACTATACGCACGATCAGGTACATCCCATCTAGCGAGGGTGTTACCGCTGCTGGCAGTTGCAAAGTACACGATTAGGGTTGAGCTATTCGTAATCTGTGTAGCTCGGTCGGTAGATCCTGAAGCTACTCCTTGCAGCCTGTATTCTCCAACGCCGGTATCTTCGCCAAAGAATATCGTATTAAAATAAGATCCTGAAGTTGTTACTAGTTTTCCGGTAGAATTAAACGATCCACTTTGAGTAACTAGGATAGGTTCAACTCTCTTTCCTCCTTTTTTAATTCTATACTCTCCGTTAAGTGCAAGCACCTTTCTAGAACCTGATGTGTTAGTTTTAAAAAGTATGGTAGCATTTTTATTCTCTGTAAAGATAAATTGCATATCTTTAGCAGTATCGGGATTAGTATTAGAAGAATAAATGTCGCCGTTTTGAAACGTCACATAAGGAATAGTCATCTCAACAGCATTAAGTAGGTCTTGAGTTGCTGACATTTGACTGAAAGTTCCAAAATACGGCACTGTCTGCTCTATTACTGGAGTGCTTCCGTAGGATTTATCAGTTGCTCTGTTGAATACGTTAACCTGTTCTGCAAAAAGCTGTTTACCTGTATATCTGCCGCTAACAATGCCTGCACTGTTGTAAAGGTACTCCTGTACGTCAGCTATATCTGCTGTATTGTCTCTCAAAGCTTGAATATTACTTGGAACCATAACTCCATTTGAATAATCAACCTTACGTAATTTTGCAGAATTTGCAATTGCAGTAGCGTTGTTTAGTAGAGGATTATAATCAGAGTTTTCAAAAGTAGATGGTAAATATGGCTGTAAAATTACCTGTACTGTTGTGGGAGTAGTTGGGTATGCGGCGGGGCTAAGTCCTAGGCCTGATCCTGGGTCTCCTAGTGTTAGTACGGTTGTGGACGTAGTTACTGTTTTATTTAAGAAAGGATATTCAACTCCCGCTATCTTTATTTTTTCCAGCTCTAATACAGAGGTGTATATGTCTACCCCCCCTGTTAGTGTGTTCCTAAAGCGAATATATCTAAGGTAGTTATACCCTCCTTTGGAATTATACTCCCAGAAAAAGTGCATATTTCCTACTGATATAACCTGGGTTAGAAAATCGTTTGCTGTTACTTCATCAAATCCTGGCGCCGGGGTAAGGGTTGATAGGTACTCTGTTAATGAGTAGTTAAGTTCCGGGTGTACTTCATGCTTGAATGGATTTTCATCATTAAGCTCTCCTGTTACTACGTCTATAAAAGAACCTCCTAGTTCTCCGTTATATTTCTCAACTCCGGTAGTTTTAGTTTCTGTAACAGTTCCTGCAGGAGTTTTTATTTCAACTGTATTAGTTGTAGAGAGTTCATTAATCACTCCTCCATCCTGGGCTTCTAAGAAAGCTGTGTTAATAGAAGCAGAGTATTCCGGCTGGGTAAGGGATAGAGTAGGTTGTTTTATCTTACCTCTTTCTAGCAGGTGAGGCTTGATAATAATACCTGTTGTTGCACTTGCTCTTACAGGTACAAAATCTTTTACCATCTTGAAGACCTGGTTATCAAAGAACTTAATAAGTCTGACAAAGTCAAACATATCGTATCTTGATAAATTGCCAAGGCTTGAAGAGATGAAGGGCTGTAGGGTTGTGTATCTAGAATCGTGAGCTGTTCTAGGGTCTCCAATGTAGTTATCTATATTGAAGCTGCTGGTGATGTTGTCGACTATGTACTTATCTACGTAATAGGTAGGTGAGAAGCCTACTTCTAGTGTATGAATATCTTCTGTATATTCTCCTGCAGGGTTTTGAATAGAAGTATACTGAGAGAGCGTATTTCCCGGTACAATGCTTCCTGTATTACTTATTCTGATTTTATCTACAGAGCCTGTTTCAGCTGCAAAGTAAATAGGAGAAGATCTACCAACTCCACCGAATTCTTTAATTTCTAAAGACCCGCTAGGTATGCCAAAGCAGTTAATAAGCGCCCTTAAACCGCGCTCGGTTCCCTTTGTCTTAATAAGGTAAGGAAGGTTATGGTACAGTCTCTTGTAAGTTTCCTGGATGATATCTTTATCAGGGGTAGGGGAGTTTGAAGCAGTTACAAATGATGTAATTTGTTCAGATCCGCTATCGTACCACTCTCCTAGCAGTAAGGATGAAAGGGAGGCTACTGAGAAGTTTGAGGAGTATAACTTTACTCCAAAGCTTCTAAGGGCTTCCCCGACTAGATCTTTAGAGATTCCGTAGTCAAGTCTATTATCAGCATCATACTTATCGGTAACAGCTTTAGCATAAATCCAGATGTTGTCAAAATGCTGACCGATCATGTTTAAAAATACCGAATACGGTGCGTTAGCATCATCCTGGCGGATAAATTCCGGAACAGTATACACTAAGTTGCTCTGATTCAGTTCGTCGTATAGAGAGGCTGATGCAAATTGAGTAGTGTACCAGTTAGTTACCGTAGCGCTTGATCCGGTAAGATTTATGTAAGGAGGTAGGTTGTTTGATTTAGGCCAAGCAAAGCTTGTACTCTCAAAGTAAAGATACTGTTCATATCCGTCAAACTTTCCAATAATACCGCTTACTAAATTATCATAATATGTACTGCTTTCACTCACTGCAGCAGAAGCGTTTACTGATAGTGTACTCTTGATAGAGATAGATTTACTCTCGTAGTACTGTACTAGACCTATTTTGTAATTAAAGTTCTCTAACCTCTCTTGGGCTGATGAGAAGTGTATGAAGTTGCTGTAGTCTGAATAATCTATACTGACCTGTATCCCGCTTTGACTGGCTTGAAGTAGTAACTTATGGTAGCTTCCTGTAACGGGATACGAGAAAAGCTCATTGTAGTTAAGGTAGCCGGTGTTGAGTACGTTTTGTTCTCTATCCTCTAATGTAAAATTCGGTCCTTTTAAAAATACTGGTTGTTCTGGTTCTGGAGTAAACGTAGCCTCTACCTGATAAGATATACTGTCTGCTACTAGTTCTACCAGTTCGAAAGTGTTCTTTAATAGTATGTTGGCAGGAAGCGGTTCGTATAGTTTAACAAGTACGCTACCGTCTGTCTCTATATCAAGATTAACTCCAATAAACAGATCGTTATTTTTGAAATTTAACCGAAACTCTGTGAAGTATGAGTTAGCTTGTAGCTGAGTTTTGTAGTCGGTTAATATCTGCAGTAATGCAGGAGATACTTCTACTCCTCTAGTTCTAAGCTCTGTTCTGTCTGGTGATATATCAGAGATGTATAAAGAGCTTGGCAGGATAGGTCTTAAAAAATGATATAGGAGTGATACTCCACCTTGAGTGTATCCTAAACTATTTGCATCTAAAACCGGATCAATGTATAATGTGCTAGCGCCGTCCTGACCAGCTCCTGCTGAGTTTAGAAGTTGTTTTTCATTTTGGTAATTGTAGACTGAAGTCAGTAATTCACCTGCTGCAGAATAAGCGTGTAGTTCTATAAAATGCTCATCAACATTGTAGTTAGAGTTGATTGCGAAAGAATTCACTAATGTAGTATCAGAAGTTGAATAAGTTTCAACTCCTAGATCTGCAGTGTTAGCTGGAATTACGTTGTATTGAACTGTAGCCATTATTTACCCTGTTGTACTGAAAGTGCTAATATTTCCTGATTTGCTGAAAGGAGCTGTTGTCTGAGCTGTGTAATCTCGTCAAGGAGAGGTTGTACATCTACTGATTGTACTTGCTGTGAGTAGAGTTTGGAGCTTTCAGTCACTAGGTACTGGTGGGAGTTTGTATCCCCTTCTACCGGTATACGTAAGTACAGTTTATTGTATAGTCTAAAAAGCTCCTCTACGGTATCTGTATCAACAGCAGGTACTGGTTGTGCAAATGTTTTGAAGGAAGTATCTACAACTCTTCTAAAATTAACCGGGTCGTAAACCGTTTTTTGTAATTTAACTTCTTCAGCCATTTCTTACGACTTTAAAAGTTACTCCGTTGTCAAGTACTGATGTTGATCCGTCGATGGTAGTTTTAATTAGAAGTCTATAATGTCTTTCGGGCTGTAAACCGTTCATATACACATCGAAGTAGTTGCTAGTGTTATCACTACTAATCTTTGTGTAAGTTGTATCAAAATCTACAACCATTTCTTCTGTATTCTCATCTCTAAGTCCCCAGTACGATGTTGTGGGTAAGTAGTGTTGAGTGATGTAGTTTGAAGAGGTTACAAAAGTTCTGGCTGGGTATTTAGGTCTTACGTTTAAGCGGAAGCGGTACTTACCTTCATCAGTGTAACGGTCTTTAGCGTTTTTAATACCTACAATACAGGTAGGGTCTGTTACCGCTCGAGTTGCAACCAAACTACTTGTTACAAAATCATTCCACTTAAACTCCAGACACGGAGGGTAAATGGTATGAGTGTTACTAGAGAAGTACTTTAAGAAGGTGAGACTCCCTGTTTGAAATTCATTAACACTGTTTAACTTTAAAATGAATCCGTTGTTAGTAATACCTGTTAACCCTTGGGACTGTGAATAATGTAGTTTTACAGAAGGTGTTACATCTAGATCAATATCGTGAGTAGATACTGTGGAATGTGATTGGAAGTGTACTAGATTAATTCCGTAAGAGCCGGTGTACCAAACACCTCCAATAGCTACGCTTCCAGAATTATAATAAGCTGCTGTATTAGCGGGGGTAGGGTTAGTCCAACGTGTCCCTGGTTTTGTGTAAAACCAGCTTACTCCTGTTTTATTAATTGGGTTGTCTCCGTATTTTCCAGTTCCTGTATCCCAAGAATCATACAGAGGGGAAGCTTCAATAGCGTATCCGGTAGGTACTTCCTCTCCTTCTGCTAAGTATAGTTTAATAGATGCAGAAAACTCCATCTGTCCTCCTGCAATAACAGTCGGGGATATTTTACTCTCTATAACATCCTCAATTTCTGAGTTGTTAAACTGAATTACGGTTCTGTTAGCAAAGCTACTACTTCCTAAGTAGAATGAACTAATCTCAAGGATTTCGTCTAATCCGGTATTAGAAGCTTCATACCTAGAGTATAAGGTTGCGTCCTTCTCAGGAAAAATTCTGTAGATTGCCATCTTTTATAATAAATATTTACAATGAAGTTACGCGACCGGTAATGTCTGTGTCTGGGAATTTTACTTCAAAGATACAAGGATCGTAGGAAGGGTATACAATATTATTCTTAGTAGCTCCTTTCACATCGTAGGCATACTGTGAGTATGCTCCTCCTACTTTGTTTTCTACTTCAATATTTTGAACTGTTTGAACTCCTTTAACTCTATCAAGTAGGGTATACAGGGTAGATAGATTTATAGGCTGGTTAATTGACCACTTTTCTACTGAGAAGTATTCTTTTAATACTTGAGTGCATGCTAGAAGAACATCTCTACCTGTGTAGTTAGGTAATACCAAAATATCATACTTTACCCCAATATTAACTACAAATGCATCTTTGATATTGATAGCATCTGTTAATAACCTGTACTGGGAGAGATATGTTTTTAGATTATTTCGGAGAGTATTAGAAGCTGTAGTAAGTTTCTTATTATTATCGTAAGCTAGTACATATAGAGATAAGGATAAGGGGTTACTGTCTACTATATTATCTGTAGTTGACTTAGTAGAGCTTAGCTGATCTTGAACTATATACGCTTTTGCTACAGATCCAAACTTAGAAGGTAGTGATAGGGTACGAATTATGTAGTCTTCTTTTGTTACAGCTCTCAGCTGTTCTGCATAAGCTTTTAAACTATTTTCACGTAACTCGTCAGAAGTATCTCCATCTTTTCCTCCAACTGCTGCAGCGGGATTATTGAATGCTACTGTGTTTTCATACCCTGCTAAAGTAGCAGTTCTAGTGGATGATAGGATAGTAGTTACGGTATCGGAGGGTACGTTTGCTTCAACTCCGCCGCCGGCTAGGTAGCGGATCGTCAATACTGTGTTAGCAGGAGCTAGACCATATGTTCCTGTAAACATAAAATTTGAAGGGTCGTAGGCCTTATCTATTTTAGATACCCCTATAATTTGATCTCCTAAACCTACATTAGTAGGATCTGGTGTGAATACAGTATCGGATCCTCCTACTGTTCCTGCTCCAAATTGAATTTCTAAATTACCTGCTGAGTTAAATCTTGATACGAATCTTCTAGGTACTTTTTGAAGCTGTAGGGTATAGGGTACTAAGCTAGAATCTGCTGCATTATTTGACTGATCTAAAAAGATACTGTCTTGTGCCAGGTAAGGTACTTCGTACCACCTATTACTACTTGCATCTGTAATATCTAATACACCTAGTATATCGGTATCCTCTACTACAACAGTTCTAAATTTTTCCGGAGCTGTTACTGTGATTGTGGTAGTTTTTACCTCGGCAGAAATAGCTTTAGTTTTTTTCTTTAATAGAAATAAGGTGGGTTTAACCCCGTCATCTGCATAAACTGATACATCTGTAGGATCGTAAGAGCTTGAGAAGGTAAAATTAATCTTATTATCTATAAGAAACTTTACAGGAGGATTAGTAGTAGACTGTAGTTGTGAATTTTCACTAATAGTGACTGCGTAATCGTAATCTGGTATCCATTGTCCACTTACTAGCTTGGAAGGTACTCTTTGGTAGATGTCTAAGTCTACCGTTGCAGCTGCGCTTATTTTAGGACGGTAACCCATCATGTAAGCTAATGTATACAGATTACCTGGTTCTTTAGCGTACTGTAGGAAGGTTTCTTGAAGCTGTACGTCTTGGTAGAATGAGAGTACATCTCCTACGTAAGCTGCCATCTCCATAAACATCATACCTGGTGATGTTGGAGAAAAGTCGTTGTAGGTGTCTGGGAAGTAGTTTTTAGCGTAGTCTACTAACTGTTGACGAAAATCGCTAAAAGACTTTCCTACATATTTTATATCTCTTTCCTGTGCCATTATTGCTCAAAGTTAATTACAATCTCATCTGTAATGTTGGTTTCTCTAACAGAGTATTTTAATTCAAAAGAGATTAAGTTTTGGTCCGGTTCTGGTGTAAGTTTTAAAGTCTTAACCTGAACTTGTGGAAAGTATAGTTTTAGTGAGGTCTCTATACGTTCTGTGATCTCTTCAACGCTATCTTGGGTAATAGCTTCAAATACAAAATTTCGAAGACCTGCTCCAAAATCTACATTGAAAACTCTTTCATTCTGTCCGGTGAGAAAGAAATTGATAAGATTAGCTTTAGTAGCGTCTTTGGTAGTATACGTAGAATTAAAAACAGCTCTACCTTGGAAAGGTAAAGCAACCCCTACAGCTTTTCTAGGCTGAAGGTCTAATGGGTTAATTCTCTGTACGTTATACGCCATATGGATCTCTCTTCTTATTTGCTTGCTTTACAATTGCTGCTGCTTTATTAACAAAGCTCAACTGGGATAGATCTAGCCCTACTTTTGGGGCGGCGGCTACAGCTTGAGCTACTGCTCTAGGATCTTCAGAGACTGGTTTGAAGGCCTGCCTGGGCGTGAATGCGCCTCTATCAAACATTTCAGCCATATTAGCTGTTGCTGTTCCCATGCTGCGGTAATCTTCCGAAGTCATAGAACGGCTAGTCATATTAAGGGCTTCCATAAGAGGATTTCCTCCTGAGAATTGTAATGGCTTAGGTGCAGGTGCTGTAGCTTCAGTCTGCATAGGAGCGGGAGCTTTCATTTCAGAAAGTTCTTCTCTGATAGCTTCTCTTACAGCTTCTTTAATTAGACTTTTAAATTCACTAGCTTTCATAATAATAAATAGATTTAATTAACTAGTCGATCAATGGCTAGCTTAAGCTCTTCTATAAGAAGTTCGTTAGAGCTAGAGAAGGACTTGTTACCTTCTAGCACGACTGCTCCAATAGAGTCAATAGCTACTGCGTAACGCCTAGGAGCGACTGGTGGTGAGTTTGGGTCAATACGAACTTCAATCCTGTAACCTTGATATGTACCTAGGTTATTTTCCCCGCTCTGTGAAAGTTGTACTGGTATAAAGTTACCTGTGTCTATTTGATCTTTACTGCAGGATTGTAGTAGCGTATCAATGATTGTGATAATAGCTTGAACGGTGTTTACTTGAATTGTAATATATGTAACTGTTTTAGCTGCTTGACAGGCTATCCCGTCTAATCCTTTCTCTCCGTAGCGGTTACTGGGACCTTGAATATCAGGCCTGATGCGATCTGCTAGTCTATAAACTCTAGCAGTAAGTAGGGCGAACACTCCGGATGCACCGCTTGGGGTAGCGGCGGAAGCAAAAGTACTTGCTTCAGAAGCTTTAGCAGCTTCTTCTAATGCAGTAAGGGTTAAGCTTATTGCATTGATAGCAGATGAAGTTAGATTTACAACCTGTGTAAGAGTTTGTAGCTTTGTTGCAAGACTGTTTACAAACTTCTTAATGGTTCTAACTACGTTAATTAGTGTTTGAAGTGTTTGACCGGTTGGACATTGAATCTTTTGAGTAACCTGAGAGAGTATGATGGGGGTCAGAAAGCTTAGAGTGTAGGCTGTCCCTCTATCTTGGAACCATTGGTTGAACTCTTTCCTCTCTTGTTCTGAAAGTTTATTTAACCCAGTTTTGATTCCTCCTTCAGCTTGTATAATTTTAGCAGTGTAAGGAGGTAAAGAGACTCCAGAAGCTTCTATATATAGTACTACATCTGCCTGCTCTTGCGGGGTAAGTTTATCAAACCCTTGAATCAATAGTTTAAGAGTGTGTGGGGGTAGGTTTAGTCCAGAAAGTAGTAAGTTGATTGCTTCGTCGGTTTGATTATTTGCAATCAGTCTGAGAAATCTCTCGCTTACAAGATCACATGGCTTAACATCTTCTATTCCGAATTCAGTCAAGATCTGGGCTAGTTCATCACAGGATTTTTGCTTGGCTTGAGCTAAGGCTTTTAAAAGCTCATCGCTAAGCTTTTGTATGAGATGCCTGCCGTCGCAGGGCTGTAGATCAAACTCGCTCATTTCTGGATAAGTACTTTGTTTGATTTCATTTGCTCTACCTCTAATATGAACCTTGTTGCTCGCTCGGTAAATGAAGCGGCAGGTGCTGTAAGGGGAGCTATACCTAGTGATCCGAGTGCAGCAGTTACCTTAGTAAGTTCAATTAAAACCGCTGATAGATCTGCTAACATTCTATCTCCTAATATTGCTTTTTGATCTGCCTGTTCTCCTAGTTTGATTTGAGGAGCTTCACTAGTTATAGTGTCTTCTGCTTTGATGTTTACAACTCTTCCTGAAGCTTCTAAAGCAGCGGGAGTAGATAAGATCAGGTTGTTGTCTCGAGCGTTAAGTACTACTCTGCCGCTAGTTAAGATAGCTTGAGGCTGGTCGTACTCGTTTAGTGGTTGGGTAAGCTTGTTACCTGGGGTTAGTGGGAGTTTTTGAGTAGAAGTTAGATATAAAGAAGCGTAATCTTCATTTACATCTTCTTTTATGTATTCAAATCCATTATTAACTGTAACTTGACCATTACTCAGAACCATAATAGGTTCTCCTAAAGGACCATTCCAGGGAGTCTTATTAGGAATACTTTGTGAAAATCTAAGACTCTGCCCTTGCCTTCCTTCAAATAGAACATCCCCAGCGTAAGGAGTAAGCGGGTTAATATCGCTCCTCTCTGTAAAATCCTTGACAGTCGTTACATTATCTTCATTACCTATAGGAGTCTGCCCGTGTTGAGGATGTTTCCATAAGTTAAGAGGTTCTAAGTAGTAAGAGTTTTCTAGAGGTGTAGAAGTTTTACCTTGACTCTTTATCTGTGTACGTATGACTAAAACTACCTCTCCCGGTAGGGGTGGTTTTTTATAAGCGCTACTATATGGAAGCGCTGTACTATATGCTGTACTATCTCTCGATACTGGGTTATCTAGGTCCTTAGTGTACTTAATCTTAAAAGTACTCTCAGGATCTACTGTTGAAAGATCTGTGGAGATTACCTTAGCAAGGAATATATCGTAGACCTGCTTTAAGGAACTACCATATTTCCTGTCTTTTTTAGACGGGCCGTATTCGTATGCCATTATTTTTGCTCTCCTAATGCATTGGCTTGTTCTAGGATCTGGGCTAGTTCTTCTGCTCCTAGTTCAAATCCTGCTGTATCACCAGATGTCCTAGCATTATCCATTCTCTGGACGATGGTGAGCATTTTTACGAGCATCTCATCGTTCTTAACTCCGATCTCTAGGTAGTTAGCGATCATGGGGACTACTAGGGTAGCGTCCCCGATATTTTCAATAAGAGGCTTAAGCTCTCCGATGAGAGCATTGATCTGTTTATCTTTTTTCTTAGAGTTGTTATAAATCTCCTCTAGTACGTTAGAAACAGTCTTGCCGTTAAATAGCTCCTTATCCAGTGCCATACTCTTTCTTTATAAATAGAAAGGTTAGTTTTTTAGGTCAATTAAACCTTCCTGCTCTAATCCATTATATAAAGTATAGAACTCTTCTTTCAATACGTTGATAACTTTAGTAAGGTACGGAGTTTCAGTACCGGTAATCTCTCGTATATAGATGTATAACGCTTTCTTCTTAAAAATGTCGAGATCGTAACGTTTTTCAAAAAGCGTTAAAATAGCATCAGCTACCTTCTTATCTGATTCTTTAGGGAAAAGGGCGTCTAGTTTGCTATAAGTACGTTCTATATAGATATCGAAGATTTGACGTAATGTAAACGCGTACGGACGTACTTCAGATGTATCTAAATCATAGGTTCCGTTAAAGTCTTCGACAGGAGCTAATGATTTGAGGCGCTTGTAGTTCTTATTATTGTAGTTGATTAAGTGCCTTTTCACAATTGTACCGAAGTACGAGTAGGCTTTTGCACCTCTAGTAGGGTCAAACATATGAATCTTCTCCTCTATTAACAGGGAAATGACCTCGTGTTTTAAATCTTCGAGGTCATCAACGTCGGTGTAGTAGAATCTAAAGGTGTGAATGATGTTTTCTACGAGCTTGTAGAAAGGGTAGTAGATTTCATCCGTAAAAATCTTCTGTCTGAAGGTTGTATCGGTTGAGTTGTTGTAAGCTACTATTGCATTCTCGGTATCTTGTGTAAAATAGTTTGTATTACTCTTCTTTCTTCCCATAGGTTATCTTAGTCTGTAACCATCGAGAGCACTCTGTATTTCTTTTAGGTTTTCAAAGAAGAAACCGACTTCATCATCTGCACTGAAGTGCCCTTTGTCGTCGATTTCACGTAACCTTTTGTTTGAATCCTCAATAATATTGGAGATATTCTCAACGTATCTTTGTTGATCTTGAACGGTGTCCTCTAACTTCTCTAGTTTTCTTAGGAGATTCCATGTAGAAAACCCGAGGACTGATGCTAATATAGCTAGAAAAATGGATAGAACCAACATTTTTAGATGTTTTTTAATAAATTACTTAAATTTTCTGAAGATTTAACAGTTTTACCGGTAGAGGTACCTGTTTTACTTACGTTTGGAGTGCTTTTACCTCCGTTTCCTAACCAGCGATCATACTCAATCTTAGAAGCCATGAAGTCAGCCTGGTGTAGGACAAAGACTATATTGGTTTTGAACCTAGAATCTGGGTTATGATTGAAGAAATACGCCTTATTTGCATCATCGAAGATGCCATCATGGAGTCTGATACCTAAATACTCTTTCTGAGACATGGAAATACCGTATTTCTGAAGGAGATAAAGGGATCTATCTTGAATAAGCATAAAATCTAGGGAAGTATTAATAGAATACTCCTCTTTTAGCTTGTCTCTCCTCCAATTATCGGTTTGAGGTAGGTAACCGTCCTGTTCTCCGTCACCGATCTTACCTAGATCATGGTTTAAAGCAGCAAAAACAAGTTCTTCCTCGGTAAAATCAATATTTGCACCGGATACTGCCCAGAATTTCATAGTACGGAGTGCAAGCTCTACTACTCTATTAACATGCTCTACATATCCTCCCGGAAATGCATTGTGGTACCATGTTTTTGAGGAGGCAGGAGCAAGAACCATGTGTTCAGCAAGAGATTCGTAAGTAGCTTTAAGCTTTTCCTTACGTTCTCCGGTAATATAATCTTCAACGTATTGAAGATGACGATTCCAATTAGCTTCTACTTGTTCGGGTGTGAGCTGCATAGTTAAGCTTTAAAGTATTCCTCTTCTCGGTTAATCATAGTTTGCATATCTCGAAGGATCTCTCGAGCTTTATCTAACTCTACATAAGCTTGATCTCTATTTAGAGTTGCAACACTGTGTTCAATCTTCTTGATTTGTGATTCAAGACGATTAATTTTTTCTTGATATAAATTTTTGTTTTTCATAAGTACTTAATAATTATTAATCTTTATATATAATATACTAATATTATCTATATAATATTTTTACTCTCCCCTTTTTTTCCTCCCCTTCGTTTCAAATATACGAAATAAATCAATGCGAAACAACTGTTTTATAAAAAAGTTTTCACACGCGCCGCGCCGCGCACGAAGCCGCCCCGCAAATCTAGTAATAGAAAGCATCTCCGATCTTCATTTGTGCACCTAACAGTTCAATAACTTCAATAGCACGGTCTAGCGTAACCTCAAAGAATTCACGGGAAGATCCTTGATCGGTAGTCCGGCGGTGGTTAACTAAATACTCGTGAACGGAATGCTCTAACAGATAATCATTCTCTACCGGGAGTGAATACCGAAGCTTCCATTCCGAAACAACACCAGCACCGTTAATCTGTTCAACTCTCCGCAAGGGATTAACCGCTTTACCAATCTTGACAAATCCCGGGTAAGCCTCGTTGGTGAGGATGTAGATATAACTTCCTCTAGAATGATACTGCTTGAACTTATTAAGATCTTGAGTCAGCTTAGCAAATAAGTACTTCCAGGAATGGGTATTGGTTTCAGGCTCATAAGCCATAGGGACCTCAATACGGTAGTCACAGTTAAGCATATTAGAGACATCGGCAGGATTATGCTGACGAAACTTAAAGCGCATATCGGCGTAGTTCTGAAACCATTCCTTAGCCTTGGGGTGATAGTCTAGCTCAGAGGTATCTGGGTAGAAATCGTAGATGGTAATGAGAGACTCAGATTCAAGTTCTAAAGCCTCTTCGAAGGATAGTTTCTTTAAAGACATAACTTACTCTTGATCGTTACCGAAAAATAGATTCCTAGCTAAAATAAAGATAAAGAAGAGTATAGTTATCGGCCAGATAATAGTCACGATAATACGCTCTAACATAGTGAAACGGTTTTCCTCTTTTCGAGTCTTTGAGACAACAAAATCCCATAGGAAGTTAAAAGTAACTCCTACAATGATGTAGTAAATGATCGTACTAAGCATAACCTTTATTTTTTATTGATACTTAAAGATAGTAAGTAAATGCTTAAGAAGCAACTTCTACTGCTAAAATATTATAAATCTTTTGGATTCGTGCACATCTTTCATACTCTTCAATACCCTCATAGTGATCTCTTAACTCCTCCATAGCAAAGGCAATTTCCTGAGGAGTAAATTTTCTAGCCTCTACTATATGCTCATATCTACTCTCATCGAATCTTTCTAGGTAAGTGAATACTCTATCAAAGTAAGTCTTTCGCACGGTCTGCTCAATTGATTGATATCTCTCTCCGTATTTTTTACGGTACATCTCATTAATGATAAAGAAGTTCTCAACGCATTTGATCACGGTACCGAAAATGATGTACGGATGCTGGGTGTAATCGATCACCGCCTTAGTAAACCCCTCCTTACTAAGGTCATCCTGATCATCGTAATCGAAGATCGATAGAAAGGCAGGTGGTAGAGCTTTCACGCTGATAGTTTAGTTGTAACAGCACCGTAGCGGCGAAATACCTCTACCGGGTCCGGGGAGATATTCCAAAGCTTACCTAGTTTCTCTCTTACGGCCGGGGTCTGAAGGATTGCTTTGAAGATTTTTTCATCGTAGAAAAATTCTCCCGTAGTCTCGATATACCTAAAGTGTAAATCCGAAGGCTCTTCATAAGCTATGGTTAAATCCATTTTTAGATCGGGATCGTGGCCTTTTTTGATAACTAGTCTAGGATGAACAAATCTAGCTAAGGCCTCGTACCCTTTCTCAAACTCCATAGCCGAAGTAGCATCATCAAGGTAAGTTTTACCGTCAAAGATACCGCTTTTAGATTCCGAAAGAAGAGCAGAGATAAGCTTCATAGTTTTTTATATAAATAGGATTCCTCCTATATTATTAAATATATAAAGATATAATTATATAGACAACTACATATATAAAAATTTTTCCGGAAAATTTCCCCGGACATAGTTGGTTTTTCTACCAAAAGTTCTTATATTAAAACCGTAGTAAGGGTGCTACAAGTGCTTTGACATATATAAAATATATAATATGGAAACAATATCATTTCTTTTAGGTGTAGGTGCTGTTATTACTTCGGTAGTAGTTGCGGTTACGTTTATGAACTATGTGACAATTAAGAGTCTTATCAAAGCAGTAGCTGATTTTGAGAAAGCTGAACAAAGGTTATACGAATTTAGTAACGAACAGGACAATGCCATAAGGCGGGACCTGGAGGCAGTCTACCGTCATATCGACAGTAGGGTGGATAAATGTGAAGAGAGAACAAAAAAGGAGTTGAAGGATCTAGCTTCAACTAAATCTAATTAATTAACCCGTTGAAGCGCTTGTACCCTTGCTTTCTATATATAAATATATATTAGTATACCTTAAAATTTGATCAGCGATGCATTACTAGGGTTACCTCTAGCTAACCGTCGAGAAAACCGTATAGTGAAATATACTAGCAGGTTTATAGCACCTTGCCGTCACCCCGCTCTCACCTTGACCTCCTGACGACATCAGTCAAAAAAAAAGAGCCCCTAAGGGCCCTCTCTCTTAATCCTGTACTGCCGGGGTATCGATTAGCTCCTGCACCCTGAACCGATGTCCGAACTCTCTCAGCATTTGAGCGGTCCAGTTAGGATGGAACATCGGGATCTTACCATCGGCCTTCATCTTGTCTAACTCCTGGATGAATGCATTCTGCCAGAGCTGTAGTGATTCTACCAATACACCTTCTAGGACTGCGTCAAGCTGGGCTTTAGGATACTTTTTCTTGTTCATGTCTTGCTGTTGTTAGTTGTTATTCTGTTTACTAAAGATATGAAGGATACTCTCAGGTGACAACTCTATGTTACTGCTTCCACACCATCATCGTACCGGCGTCATGCCACTCAAAGTACCAGCCCGACTCCTCAACCAGCTTGTTGAGTGAAGGCTTAACACCGAACGTATCAGCCCAAGCCTCAGACCAGTAGTTGAATAGGTCCGGGGTGTACTCAGCTG